TCTGTTAGGGATAATGCAGTAGATGGTTCGATTAAAATCGTCACTATTACTAACAGAGGAGTTGCTATTGGTCCTACTGGTGGTAAGTCCTATACGAGAGTTCCTATTAAAGGAAATGGTTCCGGTGCAGAATGTACTATAGTTGTTAATGCTTCTAATGAGGTGTCTACTGTTACCGTTACTAATCAAGGTTCTGGATATACCTATGGTAGTGTGGATTTAGAAGGTGGCGGAGTTCCTACCGGAACCACTCGACCTCTTTTTGATGTTATTATTTCTCCACCCGGAGGACATGGATTTAATATCTATACAGAACTTGGTGCTTATAATGTACTTTTATATTCTAGAATTGAAAATGATGCAGAAAATCCTGATTTTATAACCAATAATGAGATTGCAAGAGTTGGGGTTGTATGTAATCCTGAGGCTTTTGATAGTACTTCTCTTTTAAGTCTTGATAAGGCAGCAGCAACTTATGCATTAAGATTAACAGGAACAGGTTACAGTAGTGCTACTTTCACTGCTGATTCTTATGTTACTCAAACCATTGCTACAGGACAAACTGCAGCGGGAAGAGTAGTAAAATATGATCAAACTACTGGAGTTTTAAAATATTGGCAAGATAAGTCCCTTGCAGGATTTAATACTGCTGGTGTTGGGGTTACTGAACCTACTTATGGATTTAAGTTAAATGCTTTTACTGCTACTCCTAGTACCGGTGGAAGTTTAACTATAGTTCCATCATCAGGTTCTAATTTAGCAATTGATACCAGTTTTGGTTCTGGTGCGGTAGCTATAAGTACCGTAATAAATAATAGAACCTATTACCTTGGTCAAGAATTTAATAGTGGAGTTGCAAATCCTGAAGTCAAAAAATATTCAGGAAAAGTGATTTACGTCGATAATAGACCCTCTATTACTAGGTCATCTAACCAAAAAGAAGATATCAAAGTTATCTTGCAATTCTAAGAAATCATGCCGCAGCAAACGAATCTAAACGTCTCACCATACTTTGATGACTTTGATCCTGCTAAGGATTATTATAAGGTGCTGTTTAAACCTGGATTTCCAGTTCAAGCAAGAGAATTAAGTAATCTTCAGTCAATACTACAAAATCAAGTTGAGCAATTTGGTCAACACTTTTTCAAGGATGGATCAAAGGTAATTCCTGGTAATACCAGTTATAGCCAGAATTATTATGCCGTTCAGTTATCTAATACTTTTCAGGGAGTTCCAGTTGCAGCATATGCTGATCAATTAGTAGGAACTAAAGTTACCGGACAGACTTCTGGAGTAACTGCAACCGTTTCTAAAATTCTTCAAGCGGAGGACTCAGAAAATGGTAATTTAACTCTTTATGTTAATTATGTTGCTTCAAGTACTGCAAATAATTCTTCACAGACTTTTGATGATGCAGAAAATCTAGTATGCAATACAACTTTGACTACTGGATTATTAAGCAATAATGCTATTGCTATCGATAGTCCGTTTGCATCTACAATAGCATCAGATGCTACTGCTGTAGGATCTGCTTTTTATGTAGAAGATGGTGTTTATTTTGTTAGAGGTCAATTTGTTAATGTAACTGCTGAAACTCTTATTCTGGATCAATATACTAATACTCCTACTTATAGGGTGGGATTTAATGTATTAGAAGAAATAATTAATGCTGATCTTGATGAGTCATTAGCAGATAATTCACAGGGATATAATAACTATGCTGCTCCTGGAGCAGATAGACTTAAAATTTCTTTGAGTCTCTTTAAAAAAGATTTAAGTGATAAAAATGATGATAGTTTTATTGAATTAGCAACGGTCAATAATGGTGTTTTAAAGTCTAAAAAACATACTACTGAATATAATCATTTAGCTGATGAGCTTGCTCGTCGAACTTATAATGAATCTGGAGATTATTATGTAAAACCATTTGATGTTACAGTTTTAAATTCATTAAATGATAATATTGGTAATAGAGGTGTTTATCAAGAAGGTCAATTTACTCAGATGGGAGGAATTCCTTCTGATGACTTAGGATTGTATCAGATTTCACCAGGAAAAGCCTTTGTTAAAGGATATGAGGTAGAAACTATTTCATCCTCATCTTTAGATTCTACGAAACCTAGAACTACTCAGTTAACAGAAGATCAGTCAATAATTTATAATACTGGACCAACTGTAAGGTTGAATAATGTTTATGGGACACCTACCATTGGTATTGGTAATACTTATATTTTAACTCTTAGAGATGAAAGAGTTGGAGTTGATCAAACTGGGGTGCCGGGAAAGGAAATTGGCGTTGCAAGAGTTTATGATATTGCTTTAGAATCTGGAAGTTATAATGCAACTTATAAGCAATTGAATGAGTGGGACATGTCCCTTTTTGATGTTCAGACAGTAACTGATCTTACTGTTAATGAAAGCATCACACTTGCCCATCCCACATATATTGAAGGAGCAAATAGTGGTGCAACAGCATTTCTTATGCACTCTGTGTCTGCTGGAACTGCTTTAACTGCTTATGAAGTAGAAGGAACATTTATTAAGAATGAATCTCTTATCTTTAATGGTATTCAAAATCCTCGTGTAGCAATTGCTGTTACTGCTTATGATATTTCGGATGTAAAATCTGTTTATGGTACAAATAGCGGTGTTATTGGAATTAATACATTTAGTGCCGATATAATACAATCTAATGCAGTAACTGTTGGAGTTGCTACCATTACTGCAGGTTCTGGTGCAAACTATATTAGTACAATAACCAGTCCTAATCTTAATGTATTCCCAGGAACTCTGAGATTAAATGATTTAGTTTCATTTACTGATGGATCTTTATCAAGTGCTGATCCCATTTATGGAAAAATTGTTGGCACATCTTCTACTCAAGTTACTGTTACTGGAGTAGCAACGGTAGCACAAATTGTAAGTGGATTATTGCCTGATAGTCAGATTGATGTAAGTGATTTAAAAATCATTACCACCGAGTTACAATCTTCTTCTGATAATAGTCTTTATACTCTTTTACCAAAACAGGATATTTCTGATGTAGATTTAACTGATGCTTCTATTAGCATTAGAAAGACTTTTACTGGTTTAAATATTGCTAGTGGCGAATTAACTGGTACATTTGAAGCAGGAAGAAATGAAAAATTCTTAACTTTCGATGAAGAAAGATATGCAGTCATTAGATCAGATGGAACCACTGAAACCTTAACTTCAGATAAACTGATTTTTAATTCGACGATGACTACTCTTCAGATTATAGGTCTGGGAGCTAATGATAGTATTAACCGCACTACTCTGGTTGCTACATTTACCAAGTCACAACCAACTGCTAAGATTAAAGTAAGAGATAGGGTTAATAATCTTGTTGTTAATAAGTCGAGTACTGAAGGATCTGGAATTGGATCCACCTCGTTTAATGACGGATTAACTTACGGTAGTTATCCATATGGAACTAGAGTACAAGATGATATCATATCTCTCAATACTCCTGATATAGTTAAAATACATGGAGTTTATGAATCTGCTGATACCTCAGGTGCTTCTGCTCCTACTATAGATTTAAGCTCTATTACTAGTTCCTCAACTACCACTACAGAACTAATTATTGGGGAAAAATTAGTTGGACAAACAAGTAATGCAATTGCTCTTTGTGCTGAGAGGTTATCCAGTTCTCAAATTTCTTTCCTTTATCAGAATACGAATAGATTTAAAGAAGGAGAGACTGTAATATTCCAAGAGTCTAATGTACAAGCAGTGGTTTCGACTTTAGATGCTCCAAGTTATGATATAAGTGGTAGCTTTAAGTTTGATAATGGACAAGAAAATACTTTCTATGATTTTGGAAGATTAATTAGAAAAGCAAATTCTGATGCTCCTTCTAAAGCATTAAAAATTTATTTTGAGAGTGCTTATTATGAATCAACTGATGAGGGAGATATTACTACTGTAAATTCATATCAGACCTTTAATTATGGTGATATTCCTACAGTAGATCAAATTTCTAACTCGGATATGATTGATATTCGTCCTAGGGTATCTGATTATTCTACTACTGAAAGTACAAGATCTCCATTGGAATTTTATGGAAGAACTTTTAATTCTAGTGGTAGTTCGGCAGCCAATATGTTGGCCTCTGATGAGAACATTACAATTGATTTCTCTAATTATTTGGGTAGGATTGATAGAATCTTTATAACAAAGAGTGGACAATTCCAAGTAGTATATGGAACTCCTTCGGAAAATCCTCAGAAACCTATTCCTATTGATGATGCATTAGAAATTGGTGTTGTAAATCTTCCTCCATATCTTTATAATGTAGGTGATGCTTCTATTGATTTCTTAGACTATAAGAGATATCAAATGAGTGATATCGCTCGACTTGAGACTAGAATTAAAAATTTAGAGTACTATACTGCTTTATCTTTATTAGAAGTTAATACTTCTAGCTTCTTTATTCCAGATGGTGATGGGTTAAGTAGATTTAAATCTGGATTCTTTGTTGATAATTTTGAGACTTTCCAACCTCAAGATACTAATTATCCTGTTAAAAATAGTATAGACGGTAGGAATAAAGAAGCAAGACCAACTCATTATACAACTGCTGTTGATTTAATGTTTGGACCAGTAGTTAATACTGATTCAGAGGCGGATCTTGATTTTACTTCTATTGAAGGTGTTAATGTAAGGCGACAAAATGATATTATAACTCTGGATTATTCGGAAGTAGAATGGATAAAACAGGAGTTTGGAACTAGATGGGAAGCGGTTACTCCCTTTATCGTTGCTTATTGGAATGGAGACCTAGAGTTGACTCCTGCTTCTGATAATTGGGTAGATCAGACTAATCTAGAACCTAGAATTATTAATAGAGAAGGAAACTTTAATCAAGTTGTAGCAACATTAGCAGCAACGACAGGATTTGATCCTCAAGCTGGATTTGCTCAAAATATTTGGAATTCCTGGCAAACTCTTTGGACAGGAACAGAAACCAGAGATGTAGACAGTCGTACTCAGAGATGGACAGAACAAAACGGTAATACAACTACGGGTTGGGCCGCCGATCAAGTATTCCGTCAAACAATTGAGAGATCAGGTCAGCAAAGAAGTGGAACACGAGTTCTTTTAACTGAAACTTTTGAAAGAGAGACTCAAGATACGAGGATAATTGATAGGGGTCTTGTTCCCTTTATGAGATCTCGTAATGTTGAGTTTGATTCCAAGCGCATGAAGCCATTAACACGTTGTTATGGTTTCTTCGATCAGGAAGAGGTTACCAAGTATTGTACTCCAAAATTACTTGAAGTTAATATGAATTCTGGAACTTTCCAGGTGGGAGAAACAGTTGTTGGTGTAATGCAAAATACTGGTTTAGGTTCTAGATCTACACCGGCTAGCCAACCACGTATTACCTTTAGGGTTGCTACACTCAATCATAGAGAAGGTCCATATAATGCTCCCACCCTGACTTATGCGGAAAATGTATATAATAACCAACCTTTATCTGCAACTTATTCTTCTACTACGACAATATTAAATATAGATACATTCTCCTTGCAAGCTCAAGCACAAGGTCAGTATAGTGGATGGGTTGCTCCTGACATGATTCTTACTGGAGAAAGTAGTGGAGCACAAGCAACTCTTACTGATGTAAGACTTATTAGCGATTTAGGGGGTAATTTGCTTGGAAGTTACTTTATTCCAAGTCCTAATATTCCTAATTTCCCAAGAT